GTCGACCACGACGGTGGACGGCGGCGACTTCCCCGGCACCGAGGCCGGCGAGGGCGTACCCCCCATGAAGACCCGCGGTCAGGACTCCATGATCGCGGACAGCAACGCCGCCATCGACTTCACCAAGCGTGACGCGAAGGCGGAACCCAAGAAGGACCTCAAGAAGGTCCTGGACGAGCCCGCTCAGTCGAAGGCGACCGACTCCAAGCTCAAGGAGAACCTCACGGCGACGGACCAGGCAGGAGCCAAGATCGCGACCGCAGCGGCGCGCGAGCTCCTCCGACGGGTCCTCTCTGGCGAGGAAGGCCACGAGAAGGAGGCCACGCTGAAGATGGCGCTGCGGAAGCTCGCCGGAGAGCCCGAGATCTCGGAGGAGCCGGAGACCCCGGACACCGAAGAGGACGCTCGGGACGAAGAAGACCAGCAGGAACGCGCCGAGCAGGCCTTCGCCGAACTCCTCGAGGAGGCGGCACAGGCCGAGGGCGAGGAGGGCACTCCCGCCGCTCCCGCCGCAGCTCCCGACGTCCCGGCGACGGTGTAGAGGAGGTACCGACCATGCTGAAGACGGCAGATGCCTACTCCGTGCTCGACCAGGTTCCCGGCACCATGCGGGCCCTGACCAAGCGCGCGTCCTCCCTCGAGGAGGAGAACGCCAAGCTCCGGGCGGAGAACACGCAGTTCAAGCTGCGTGACCGCGCGGTCAAGGTCGCCCAGGAGATGGAGGCCAAGGGCCTCAACGAGGACCTCACCCTCGAGGAGAAGGTCGCGTCGCTCCTGGAAGACCCCGACCAGCTCGCCACCCGCGAGGCCGCCGTTTCGATGGCAGCCCAGCAGGTCAAGCTCGGCTCCCCGGCCGAGGGCAAGCCCGACGCCGGCAGCAACGCCAGCCAGCTCGTGGCGTACCTGATGGACGACGACGAGTGACCAACAACCAGCACATCTGAGGCGCTAGCCTCACGGAGGAAAAGATCAGATGTTCACCCTGATCAGCGACTACGAGGAGACCAAGCGACGGGATCTCCCCATCATCGCCGGAACCGGCGACGCGGCGGGCCATGCCCCGCTGAACCCCAACGACGCGCGCTCCCTCGTCATCGGCGAGTGGCTCGAGCAGGACGACACCAACGGCGTGTGGTCCTTCGTGCGCGGCGGCACCAACAACGTGGCCGGTCTCCCGGCCGCCCCGCAGCCCTCCGTGGCGATGGCCTTCCCGTTCTTCCTGGAGCGGGGACGCTACGACATGCAGGCCATCTCCGGCGGCGGCAAGGCCACCGTCCTGTACATGGGGCACTACGAGTTCGAGACGGACCTCACGCTCGACTTCGCGACCGACACCCCGACCCTCGGTGACCCCCTGACGGTCATCGACATCGACTGGCAGGGCGCCGGCGTCGTACGCCGCGGCCTCTGCTCCATCACCGAAGCCAACTTCGCAGCCGCGGCCGTCGCCGGTGGCTGGGTGCTCGGCGTCGACTACCACATCCACGCGCGCGTGACGTTCGTGGACGCAACCAACGAGCGGGTCCGCGCGATCCGCGTCTACAGCTGATCCCTGAGAAGGGCAGGAGGAAACGCCATGTCGCGTCCCGCAGACATCCTGAATCGGCTCTTCTCCCAGAAGGTCGAAACCGCGGAAGGCAAGGAGAAGATCGCCGAGTACGGCGGCACCTACATCCGCGACCACCTCCGCGAGGTGAGCTTCGCCCGCAAGGTCGTTCCCCCGCAGCAGGTCACCAAGGCCGACTGCCAGCGGAGCGTCTCGCACGACACCCTGGTCAAGATCGTCGACATCGAGCCGGAGAGCCGGGCGATGGCGATCACCTTCCGGGGTGAGCCCACCGCGCGCTACATCAGCGCCCCGCGCTTCGAGATCCCCTTCTACACGATCTCCTCGGAGAAGTTCGAGAAGACCGAGCAGGAGCTCCTGGCCTACGAGATGCCCATCACCAAGGTCATCGAGGACAACACGGCCAAGGACATCCAGGAGATCGAGGACCGCGAGTTCCTGCTGCACATCGAGGCCTGCATCGAGGCCGTCCAGCAGGAGAACAACGGCGGCATCGCCGTCGCGTTCAACCGCACCAACGTCAACGCCGGCGCCGTGGTGGGTGCCTCCAAGGTCAAGGGCCTCAACTCCCTGACCCTGGGCGGCGCGGACGACTTCACCGTCCGGCCCATCCTGCGGCCCGACATCGTCAACCTGCGCAAGCTGCTCAGCCGCAACCGGCTGCGCCCCGAGCGCATGCTGATGACCGAGCCGGACTTCGAGGACGTACTGCAGTGGACCATCGAGGACTTCGGTGACAAGATCCAGTCCGAGACGGTGGTCGACGGCTACAAGTACAACATGCTCCTCGGCACCAACTTCATCCGCACGATCAAGACCGACATCCTGCGGGACGGCAACGTGTACATCTTCACGAAGCCGGAGTTCTTCGGCCGGTTCTACATCCTGAACCAGACGAAGTTCTACATCGACAAGAAGGCGAACGTCCTCTTCTGGCAGGCCTGGGAGGACATCGGCATGGGCTTCGGCAACATCGCCTCCGTGCGCAAGCTCGAGCTCTACCGGGGCTCGGTCATCACGGGCGCGACCGACGCGGGCTTCGCGGCCCGGCAGCCGGTGGCCGAGACCGCGCTGGGCGCGATGCAGAACCGCGCCGCCGACGGCCTGACGTTCCCGCAGGTCAACCAGTTCTGATTCCGCCGGGGCTCCCGCCCCCGTCTCCTACCCGGTGTCGGGGGCGGGGGTACCCAGCTTGGAAGGGGCCCCGATGTCCAGCTACCACATCCTCAAGACCCGCACCGCCCCCCCGACCCTCTTCGCCGCAGGCAAGGGCGTGGGCCGCAGGTTCCCCCTCGTCCTGACCTACGCCGAGTACAAGGCGCACCAGCAGGAGCTGCTCCAGCTCAAGGGTCAGGGCTACATCACCATCGAGGAGGTCAAGGAGGCCGCTCCCCCCGAGCCGCCCCCGGCCCCCGCCGTCGAGCCCGATCCGGAACCGGCCCCCGAGCCGGAGCCCGAGCCGGTGACCGAGGAGCTCGCCGACGAGATCGACGAGGCCCGGGCCGAGCCCGAGCCGGAGGCCCTCGACGAGAAGCCCGAGGAGGTCGTCGAGGTTCCCCCCGAGGAGCCGGCGGACGAGCCGGTCGAGGAGGACCCGGAGGTGTACGACACCACCCTCCTGGACCAGGCCGTCAAGGGCCTCGTCAAGGACCTGGCCGAGATCACCGACCCCGCCTGGCTCCGTGCGCTCCGTGCGGCGGAGAACCTGGGCAAGACCCGCAAGAGCGCCATCGCCGCCATCAAGGAGCGGCTCGAGGCCCTGGAGGGCTGACCCATGGGTGACCGCACCAACATCTACAACCTGACGGACGTGACGCCGCGGCCCACGCCGCTGAAGATCTTCCGGCAGTTCATCGCCCCCGGCGGGAAGATGATCGTCCCGGTGTCCAAGCTGCGGACGCGCTCGGTGCAGAAGCGCCTGGCGCGGATGCAGGAGAACCGGGCCATCTTCGTCGGGACCGCGCCGCCGGCGTGGTACGTCGCCGCCAAGAAGGCGGCCAAGACCGAGCGCCGGCAGGCCCAGGCCTACAAGCCCCCGGCCGCGGAGCCGACCCCCGAGCCCGAGCCCGCGACAGTCTGTCGCGACGATGTCATGAAGGTCCTGCGCAAGCGGACCAAGGGCGACATCGAGGCCCTGGCGGAGCTCCTCGACCGGCCGGACGTCACCACGGACATGACCAAGGCCGAGATGCTCACCTCCCTCGAGGCGGGCATGGACGAGGTCATGCCGCTGACGGCCCCGCTGGAGAAGTACCTGGAGGGCTGACGTGGTCGAACCCACACTCACGATGGCTCGTGCGATCCAGCTGGTGCGGCTGGTGATGCGGGACTACCCCGAGCTCAACCGCCTCATCCGCGGTGAGGAGCACAGCGACCGCCGGGTCGCCTGGGCCATCATGGACGTGCTGGACGACTGGAACACGACGCCCCCGCTCATCGGGAATGTGACCATCGGCTCCTTCCCATCGACCCGCCTCCTGGTGAAGGGGGCCATCGCGCAGCTGCTGACCTCGGTCGGGCTGCTGTCCACACGCAACGCCGTGGCCTTCTCGGATGGTGGCTTCTCGTACAACACGGACAAGACCCGGGCCCTCACGACCTGGATCCAGCTGTTCCAGAACGAGTACGAGAAGAAGAAGCTGCGCCTCAAGACCGCGCAGAACATCGCCGGCGGCTTCGGCGGAGGCGTCCACAGCGAGTACGACTGGCTCAACTCGGGCTGGTATGGGAACTGGGATGAGAATTTCAGCAGATAGCCCTGCGGGTCAGGCACTACTCAAGCTGGCGGAGACCCCCGAGTGGCTGCGCCGCCGGTGGACGCATGATCCCATCGCTCACGTGACCACCCCAGGTGAGGCGGTCGTACGGGGATGGAACGAAGGGCGGAGGCCCGGT